ATTTTCTTCTGTTTGTTTTGGTGGTTGTTGAGAATACATATCTTGTTCAAACTCTTTTAAAACCGATTGAACCATTGGATCTTCTATATCTGTCGAATCTCTTGTTGTTTTAAGGGGAAGAGTGTCAATTGGTGTGGACATTTGACTAGAATTATGGTTATTCATAATACCGGGCATAGTTGCCATAATCTAATATATGACAATAACAAAATAATATTCGTAGTTACGCACTTATTCTTTATTTTATTTTATTATCTGGAATATTTTGCATATCATAAGGATATAAAACATTTTTATCTGTACAATCTACCATGTAAGGTGTATATTGAAAACAAGTTTCGTCAAGTTTAAATATTTTACCTTGTATATCTTCAACACGAGGTGCAAAAAACACTACACAATTGTTTTTACATACTCTATGAAAAAGAAGAGCGATTGCCAAACCAAATATAGAACTTATAATTTTTTGACCTACTGATGTATATAACAGTTTGTTGATAATATTTCTTGTAGTATCGATTTCAGTCATTTGTAACCTATCTTATACTAAAAAATATGAATATTTTATATTTTAAATAATAGTTTGTTTCTTTGCGTCATTCGTACATTTTACTTCTTTTGCTTTAAATTTAAAACAATCTCCACTTAATCCCATATATGTTATTTTATTTGCATTATATGGGGTTGGATATTTGATAATTTTCTTTTTGTCTGGTATATCTAAGTAAACATAAACAATTCCAATACAGAAGGCAAGGAAAAACCATAATATATGAAATTTAAAAGTTTTTTCTGTCATATGTCTTCTATATATAAATTTATACTTTAATTGATTTTGTTTTGTTCAAAAATGGTTTTAAAATATGAGTCAAGATTTTCTGGACCCATCATTTGTTCTTCATAAGTAGAACGAGGTACATATTTTATAACAGTTTTAGGTTTGATATTTTTTGTTAAATTATCATAATATCCCTGTATAATTAGAACGGTTCCAAGAAATAATAAAAATATTGCAATGCTTTTCATCTTATATTACAATAATAGAAAAATAAACTCATTTTAAACTAGAATAAATTTAAACCGAACTCTCGTTTTGTCTTTCTGTCCATGGATCGATTTTTGAAATATTTTCTGCAAGATCAGATACATCAACTGTGTCAGAATTTGCTTTCATTGCCGCTTGTTTTCTCTCTTCAAAAACTTCATCTTTGTTGTCCATGTTTTCTTTATATTTCTTCATCAAAGTGTTCAGTTGCGTTTCGCCAAATTCTTGATCTTGAAGATCATTGGGATTAGGCGACCATGGACACCAGCATCCTACCTGACCGATGAAAATATCAAATTTGTTATCAATCTTTTTAAGAAATTCTGAACGACTTTTTGCTTCGTCTATTGTGTCAAAAGTACCACGAACCTTGATACCTCGAATAGATGTTTGAAAATTGTTGTCCCTGTGGAAATCTGCCTCAATTTCGGAAGAATTCACAGATTTAAAGAATTTATATTGCTCATTCATCTCAATAGGATCTGACAAATATTTATGATTGTTGTGCACAGTATCAATCATATCTTTTGATTCAGGGAATTTCGCACGCAATCCATCGAACAATGTTGTCATATCTTTACCAAATTGATTTAAAAAACGTGTAAAATAAAATGCTTCTTTATTTACAAGAACATCTTCGGGACTCAAGAATGACAATAAAACATAATTCTGACCTCTGATTGGTTTGTCTTCGTCAAGGTAATCAAAATCTTTTGTAGAAACTGTCTCTGTACTCGCAGACATTGCTTATATAAAATATTTTACTTTAAAATCTTATATACTTTTTGAATAAAAATATTCTTTGTTATAAGTATAAAAGAAAGTTAAAATGGATTATACCCTTGATGTTTGGGAGACTGTAACCAAATTAATAAAATATCTATTCGAAGGATTGGCGGTTGGTATTGTGGCGTATGTTTTACCAAAATCAAGATTACACCCCAGTGAAATATTGGTAATCGCTTTGACTGCTGCGTGCGTATTTTCTATCCTTGATTTGTTGTCACCTTCTTTCTCCGCTGGTGCCCGATCTGGCGTTGGTCTTGGTGCGGGATTTAAATTAGTCGGATTTCGTTAAATAAAAGATTTTATTTAATATACTATATTTTTTTTACAATGAAGGAGATTGATGGAATTCATAATTCAAATCTTCGCATATTTTTTTCCATATCTGGTCTTGAATATACAATTTTTCTCTACTTTTCAATAAAGGAAAATATTTCAAATATTCGTTCAGACCTAGGATTTGGAAAAACTTATATAAAACATAACTATATGATAAGAAATTCTTTCTATCTTTTGGACAATGTTTCAAAAAAGGTGCCTGAATATCTCTAAACATTGAGTATAATTTATCTTCCAAATCTGGTGAAAACTGAGGAGTCGGAACACCATTTATCCGGTTGATAATATAATTGATATGTTCATAATATTTATTAATCCTTAATCTTTTCAATATCTCGCGCATTTTAGTATATGTTATTGTCTTTGTGTCGGATATCTTTTCCTTTTTGATTTCATTTAGAATTTTTTCAAATACTTCATTCGGAATGTCGGTGCTTTCTTTTCCTTGAACTTGATTACACCATTCCCTAAAATGATTGATTCTTTTATAACTAAAATGCGAGGTATCTTTCGAATTCTGTTTCAGTATCGGTCTATTTTGTTCTACAAGTAACAATTCTTGATATCCACAATATTCGCATATCATTATTGCATCATACTGAAGACAAACCATTTGTTTTTGACAAACTATACACTGCTCTGCATCATCAATATCATTCTTTCTAACATGCTGTTTGTTTGTTATAACTAAATATTCGTCCACCAAATCACTTTTTCCCGTAGTTGTATTTTGTATATTTTGTATAGCACTAATTTCATCTTGTGGTTCTTGTTTTTTCCCGGACGTATTATTCAAAGCATCTAGAATTGTTTTTGTAGCAAATTTTGGAACAGATATGTTTGTTTTTCGCGTATCCATCTTTATTTTGGATTGTTTCTCTAATAAATCATAGTAATTGAAAAGAATATCACTTGTATTTTTATAGTAATCTAATTCATCAAATTCTTTTTGGTTTTTTTGTATTTCTGTATCCAATTTTTGAATTTTTTCGGATAATTCTATATTTGATGTCCAAAGAAGATTATAATGTTCTAAATTTGTATATTCTGATACAAAAAGATCTTCTATTTCTCTTTTGATATTTGTTCGAATATTTATTAGTTTTGTTAATTCTTCTTTCATACTATTGTTTTCATCTGTCTTAGAAGCAAATACTTTAATCATGTTGTTATGCATGACATCGAGTGTAGAAGCATCTTTGGCATTATTTGTCACCGCAATCCTTTTTTTTGATGTTTTTTCTTTGAACATTTTTATAAAGCATATATCTCAAGTTATTATTTACATTCTTAAGTATTCAATTTTTTTCTCCTGTTATAGTATAAAGAATATAACATAAATGGGCGGTGGTCTTCTTCAGCTTGTTGCATACGGAGCACAGGATGTTTATTTAACCGGTAATCCTCAAATAACCTTCTTCAAAGTTGTCTATCGTCGTCATACTAATTTTGCAGTAGAATCAATTGCTCAAACTCTCAATGGCACTGCTGATTATGGCAACACTGTCTACTCTACTATTTCCAGAAATGGTGACTTAATCAACAGAGCATACATGGAATTCACAATGCCTTCATTGGGTGAATATAGTACTGGTGATGATACTCCAAAATATGTTAACTATCTCGGTTTGAAATTATTGTCTCAAGTAACCATTGAAATAGGTGGTCAACAAATTGACAAGCACTATTCAGATTGGATGTACATATGGAATGAACTTTCTCTTCCTCTTGGAAAACGCAGTGGATATGAAATGATGGTTGGTGCTGATAGAGATGTTACCAGTCACGCTAAAACTGTTTTACATGTTCCACTTGAATTCTGGTTCTGTCGCAATGTTGGACTTGCTCTTCCATTAATTGCTCTTCAATACCACGAAGTAAAATTAAAAATCGTATTTGAAGACAAGGACAAATGTATGTCTCGTAAAGACGGTGGTACACTTCCCAACGAGTCATTTAATGCTCAACTATGGGTAGATTATATCTTCCTTGATACTGATGAACGCAGACGTTTTGCTCAACTTTCCCATGAATATTTGATAGAACAATTGCAATTCACTGGTTCAGAAGATTTGAAAGAATCTGATGGCAACAGATACAGACTCAATTTCAATCACCCTTGCAAAGAATTGGTGTGGGTTGCTAAGCAATCTGGCAACGATTGGTACAATTATACCGATGGTGGTCTCAAAGATAGCGCTTATACAAGCGAGGACGCAATAAAGAATTTGACCGATGCTGTATATCCTGTTGGCAAAAATCCATTGACCAAATGTCTTCTTCAATTAAATGGAAATGACAGATTTGCGGCTAGAGACGGTGGATACTTCAACTATGTCCAACCTTATCAACACCACACTAATATTCCTACTAACAGAGGAATCAACGTATATTCATTTGCACTTAAACCAGAAGAACACCAACCATCAGGAACTCTCAATATGTCCCGTATTGATACTGCAGTATTGTCAATGAGTTCTACAAAGGCAGGAACTATCCACATATATGCCCTTAATTACAATGTTCTCCGTATCATGTCTGGAATGGGTGGACTTGCTTACAGCAACTAAATATTTAAAACATTTTATACATTTTTAACAAAAAATCGTAAGAACACTTCATTTTTTTTCTCCTATTATAGTATAAAGAATATAACATAAATGGGCGGTGGTCTTCTTCAGCTTGTTGCATACGGAGCACAGGATGTTTATTTAACCGGAAATCCTCAAATAACCTTCTTCAAAGCAGTTTATCGTCGTCATACCAACTTTGCTATTGAAGCAATTCAACAAACCTTCAACGGAACCCCTGGGTTTGGTCAAAGAGTAACTACCACTGTTGCTAGAAATGGTGATTTAATTCACCGTGTGTACCTTGCATTAGATTTGAACGGCATGGAAGAGTCATCCAAAGTCTGTAAATACTTTGGTCTTCGTTTAATCAATTATGTTGAAATTGAAATCGGTGGTCAAAAAATAGACAAACAATATTCTCATTGGATGTATATCTGGAATGAGTTGTCTCTTCCAAAATCAAAACGTGCCGGATATGATGATATGGTAGGTGCTGCAGGTGGTCTCGTCAGTGGTTTAAATAAACAACTATTTGTACCTCTTGAATTCTGGTTCTGTCGCAACGTTGGTCTTGCCCTTCCTTTAATTGCTCTTCAATATCATGAAGTTAAAATCAACCTTAATTTCGAGTCAATGGATAAATGTAAGGGTGAAGGTCAAACCGATGACCTCAAAACTTTTGGCGCTTCATTGTGGGTTGATTACATTTTCTTAGATACTGACGAACGCAGACGTTTTGCACAACTTTCCCACGAATACCTTATTGAACAATTACAGTTTACCGGCGAAGAAGCAGTCGCTGAGAATGTGAAATCTAAACTCAATTTCAATCACCCCTGCAAAGAATTGATATGGTTTGTTTCTAACAAAAACAAGATAGAAGATTGGATGAATTATACTACCGACAATGCCGACATGAAAGAAAGTGCAATAGTTTCAAAAAATAAAACTAAAAATGCTAAACTTGTTCTTAATGGAAATGACCGTTTTGCTGAACGCCATGGTTCATACTTTAACATGGTTCAACCTTTCCAGCATCACGAAAATGTTCCCTCAAATGCTGGAATAAATGTTTATTCATTTGCCTTAAAACCCGAAGAACACCAACCTTCCGGAACTCTGAATATGTCAAGAATAGACACTGCTGTGTTGAATTTGACAACCAATACTGTTGATACTGCTAATGATGCATTGAATGTATATGCTGTCAACTACAATGTTCTTCGTATCATGTCCGGAATGGGTGGTATTGCTTACAGCAACTAAGATATTAGTACAAAATCAAAACAGTTCATTTTTTTTCTCCTATTATAGTATAAAGAATATAACATAAATGGGCGGTGGTCTTCTTCAGCTTGTTGCATACGGAGCACAGGATGTTTATTTAACCGGAAATCCTCAAATAACCTTCTTCAAAGTTGTCTATCGTCGTCATACCAACTTTGCCATTGAAGCTATTGAACAATCCTTCAATGGTAATAATAATTTAGGATCTTCAGTAAGTGTTCTCATTACACGTAATGGAGACTTGATCAACAGAATATACTATAATGCTAAAATAAAGAATAATGCTGCTGCTGGTGGTATAACAACAGATGGTATTACTCTTTCTTCCGCGGGTGATTCTTATGCAATAAATGATGTACTCTTTCTTGATGCCCCCACAGGAGGAGGTACTGCTGCTAAATTAACGGTAACTAAAATCGCTTCAGACGCAGCAACAGGTCCAATTGAAAAATTTACAGTCGAGTTAGCGGGTTCGGGATATACTGTTAGTGCCACCGCAGAAATAGGAGTAGATACAACAAACAGTGGTACTACTGGTTCAGGAAGTGGAGCAACATTCAAGGTATCATCTTTACTGTCTCATAATCTTGTTCCTTATTTTGGACAGAGATTACTCAAAACCATAGAACTTGAAATTGGTGGTCAAAAAATCGACAAACATTATTCTGAATGGTTATATATATGGAATGAACTTAGTATGCCTGTTGGCAAAAAAGATGGATACATGACTATGGTTGGTGGCAACGCAACCAATAGTGCTGTTCCATTAAAAGGAGGCGAGAGTTACGAAATTACTGTTCCTCTTGAATTTTGGTTCTGTCGCAATGTTGGACTCGCTCTTCCTTTGATTGCCCTCCAGTATCATGAAGTTAAAATCAATATATCTTACGCTAATGACAAAGATATTGCTGTGGTTTCTGGCGAAGCTTCTAATTTCAAATTACAAGATGCCGGGTTATGGGTAGATTACATCTTCCTTGACACTGATGAACGCAGACGTTTTGCACAACTTTCCCACGAGTACCTTATTGAACAATTACAATTCACCGGAACTGATAATATCGAAGCAGGAAGTTCTTCAATGAAGAGCGTGAGAATGACTTTCAATCATCCTTGCAAAGAACTTTTATGGGTAATCAGAGGAAATGAAACAGGTGGTAAATCGCCACATTGGAATAATTTCACTGACGAAGTTGACAATGATAAACGTATCATTGGTAAAAATCCTGTAACTAAAGCTAAAATGCAATTAAATGGAAATGACCGTTTTGCTGAACGCGATGGCACCTATTTCTCTGTTGTACAACCTTATCAACACCACGAGTGCACTCCTTCAGTATACAATGGTGGTATCAATGTGTATTCCTTCGCTCTTAAACCCGAAGAACATCAACCTTCTGGTACCCTCAATATGTCCCGTATCGACACTGCTGTATTATCAGTACAATCTAACATAGCAGGAACCATATACATCTATGCTGTAAACTACAACGTTCTCCGTATTCTATCAGGAATGGGTGGTCTTGCTTATTCCAATTAAATATAAAATCTTATTTTTTCATATTTTATCAAAAATAAAAAATTTGCTATTGACTATATTTGTAACCATGGTAGTATATTAATACGTTGTTGAATTTAGTTTCACTAATATGTTACTAGTTTGATTTTCTAAATCTTCTATTTTGGTCATCATGTGTTTGAACGCACCATATAATGACATCTGAATTTGATCAGTATCTATCGACAAACAATCGTTAATAACCTGTATTTTATTTTGTTCATTATCATAAATCGTCATTGGTTTTATAATAATATTTTTTGGAAATATTTTTTCTACATCTTGTGCAATATATCCTAATCTGTATTTATCTCTATTCGATATCCCATGAATTCCATCTATAAATTTGTATCTGTTTAACGATAATTTATGTATATTGTCATAACATAGTTTATAATCTGCCTCTGATATTTCTGTTTTGATTCTTTTATCACTAGCAATAGACCAATTAGTTGTATTTGTAAATTGATAGTTATTTCCATTTCTGTTACATTGTATTTGATATCCAGATGAAGTGCTTACTGGTGTTAAAATATTCATATCTAAATTTTTTGATATTATATTACCTTGAATTGTTAAATCTCCACTAACATCCAAACTATTATCTATTTTCAATTGCGGATCACTTCCTTCATAACCATATATATACCAAGATCCAAAAGTAGCACTTTGTACCAATTTCCCCCCAACATCATTAAGAGCGAATCCAAAATATTTATAAAATACATCTGAATCTATATCAGCACCTATTTTACCATTAGCATCCCAATTCATTATTGCAGTTGAATAAAACAATTCATCCCATTCAATACCATTTTTTGACCCATATATTTTGAAAATTTTCAAAGTCTCTGAGGTCGCACTACTAAATTCAAATCTTGACATTTTTACAAATATTCCATCTGGTAGTTCAAGTGTAACCCACCAAGCATGAAAATCATCAACAAGACCATTTGAGTCAGTTGCTCCAAAACCAGAACCAATATATCCTCCGTAGTGCAATTGTCCTGGACTCCAATTTTCAGAATCACTAAAAAGTCTATATCCATGCATGTGATGATTCATTTCTACCTTGTATGTGCCATTGCCATATGCTTGCTCTGATACAACATGTAAACTGGATCTTCCTTCAACAGTACTAGCATCATATGTGAAGTTATGAACCGGTGGATACATACGAACTTCATCATTTTTATTAAAAATTGTAGCAAATGGATCAAAAAGTGAAATGTTATTTGTTTTTATATTCAGCGAATGAATATTGGATGAATTAAAAGTATCTTGTTGTACTGTTTCTATAACTTCACCTGATATATTTATGCCATTTCCTGCTGTTAAAATATTCTGTTTATTGTCTAATTGTGATTGAATGTTATCATTAGTTCCTTTCAAATGACCTAGTTCAGACACAGTAACATCATTAAGTTTTCCTTCGATTGTTAAATCTCCATGTACCGTGATATTGCTAGTAATGAGATTTCCAAGATTATCAACAGTTATAACAGATGTAGTGTCTTTATAAATCTCTACAATATTTCCTTCTTGACTTAGTTCTGTAATTTTTAAAATAGGGGCATTGCTAGTGTTATTACCAATTAAATCCAAGTTTTCAGCACTATAAGAATCTGTGTTTATAGATACAGTAGTACCATTTACACTCAAATTACCGTCTACAACTACATTTTGTTTGAATTCAACATCGTTTTGAAATAAATTATTTATCTTATTCAAAATATCGTTGGACGTAAATTTGGATAAACTATTGATGTGTGTAATATAACTCATTTAAACGCACCCTATTTCATTTGAAGAAATATTTTTGATTTTTCGATTAAAAATCCCTATTTACAACAATATCATTGAAACCAATGTATCCAGAAAACGCGGATTGAATTCGGAAGATTCTGTGAAATATTACACCGAGTGAAATAAACATCAAGAAAATTAATAACAGAGACACAATGTATTGCAAACTTGTTCTCTTCGATTTGTCTTTCATTTCTAAAGGATTTGACCAAAGTATGTAATGAACTATAAATGCTATAAAGAATGTAGCAACTAGGTCAAATATTGCCATATTATAGAATCGATATTTACGCAAATCTTGTAAATTCATTATGTTATGTTTATATTATATATAGATAATAAAATACTGTGTTACAAAAAGAATAAAACTTATGTTTTTAAGAAATTAGAGTAGAAATGTATTACATATATTCACTTCTTGTGGCTTCGTTCATTTTTGCACTTATACAATATCATGAATATGATAAAAATAAAAAAACATATAATCTATACACTGTATCAAATCTGGTTACATTATTAATCATATATCTAATATTGACGATAGCGTTTTATACAATGTTTGAAGTTGATTACAAATGTTTGAATAAAATTCAGAAAAGACCAATACATGGTGGTGAACCTGTAATACAGGTTGATTATTTGAAAAAAATATCTGACGATGTATCTACTGGATTTCGCCCATCTACGTCACTATAATCAATAAAATATATATAAATAAAATAGTTATACCTTTTATTAACAATGAAATTGGAATTGAAGAAATTTGACCCTGCCAAAATTGCATCTGATTCGGTTGTTGTATTTATTGGAAAAAGAAATACAGGGAAATCATACTGTATGAAAGATATTCTCAATTATCATAGAGATATTCCAGTTGGTGTTGTTATAAGTCCGACAGAAAGAGCAAATGGATATTTTGAAAAATTCATTCCCAAAATGTTAATATATGACGAATGTGAAGAAAGTACTTTGAAGAAATATTTAGATCGTCAAATAAGTATAACAACAGAAAGAAAAAAAGAGATAAAATTAACAGGAAGTTCTAGAATAGACGCGCGATCTTTTTTAATTTTAGATGATTGTTTATATGATAAAAAGTGGATAAACAATATCAATATACGATCTATTTTTATGAACGGACGTCATTATAAAATATTCTTTCTTATTACTATGCAACATGCACTTGGTCTGCCTCCTGTGTTAAGAAATAATATTGATTATATTTTCATTTTCAGAAACAATATTTTAAAAGAAAAGCAGAAAATATACGACAACTACGCTGGAATGTTTCCATCTTTTGAAGCATTTAATCAAGTTATGAATCAAACTACGGAAAACTTTGAATGTTTAGTAATTGATAATAAAATTCAAAGCAATAAGTTGGAAGATCAAGTTTTTTGGTATAAAGCAAGCGAATCTAATTTCAAAATGTGTAGTCAAGATATTTGGGAACTACAACATCTTGAAGACGAACGCAGTAATCTACGTGGATTTGAAGAAGAAGCAGACGACGAACCATATGATTCGGGAGTATTTACAAAAAAGAAAAGTACAAATATAATAAAGGTAAAAAAGACAAATCCTTCTTATAGATAAGACGACATTTTGAAAAATAGTACATTTCTGTCGATTTTTCAAAATAATAATAAACTTTAATTTATTTTTAAAAAAAGAGTGAAATGTACTATTTTTCACAAAGATAGAATTAAACCTTAATCGCTTGTTATTTTGTTTTCTTCACATTCCTTTGTATCATCTATATCAACTATATTGTATATATTATCAATATTTTCGCACTTGTGTTGAGTGTTTTCAACATTAGTCATTGAAATAGATTGTTCATTTTCTGAATTGTTAATCATTTGCATGAAACTTTTATATTTACATGAATAAGAATCATACAACAAATCTCTGTATTTTTTGTATTCTTGAAACATATCTAATATAAATGCTTATTTGTGAAAAAAGAAAGTTTCTTTTTCTTTTCATTTATTTCATTATCAATTTTTACAATTTTTACATTCAAATCTTCTTCAGTATTTTTTTCATCACTCGACGATGATTCTGGTTCTGAATCAAGATCTGAGGAACTACGATCACTCTGAAAATTTACCGTATGTATCTCGTCTTGTGATTTTTCAATTTCTTCATATTCTCCAATATCATCACTTGAATTATCATTCATAATTAAATTCTGACCTTCGTGTTCATTTGGAGCATCTTCTTGTTCATCTTCAGCATCTTCTTGTTCATCTTCAGCATCTTCTTGTTCATCTTCAGCATCTTCTTGTTCATCTTCAGCATCTTCTCGTTCTTCTCGTTCTTCTTCATCATCTTCTCTTTCTTCTTCATCATTTTGTTGTTCATTTTCATCATCTTCTTGTTCTTCTACATCATTGTTTAAATCATCCGTTCCCTTGACATTTCTTTCTGAAATTTCGTTACTACATTGTGCAAGTTCCTCAGTTTCACAAGAAATATTCTGTATTTGAATTTCATTATTTGTTTTTGTTGATTTTGGTTTATCCTTCTTGTTTTTTTTGATAGATTTGTTCATCAATCTATTCAAATATTCTATAGTTGATTTACCATTTACATATTGATTTAAAGTTTTGTTAATGATTTTTTTGATATTGAATTCAATAATATTCATATTATTTTGTATTTCAACAGATTTCAAAGATTGTGTAAACAAATAAGCATGTTTCCATGCGAAATCTGAAACATTTACAAGACATCTGTGAATGAAATCTTCTAATGAAGGTA